GATTGCTGTATATCTGAAATTTAGATTTTTAAAATTATTGCTTGAGTCTCTTACTTCAATAACAAACTGAGTTCCTGTAATAGATGTAATTTTAAAATAATCTCCAGTTACAGCACCCTCAAGAGTTATTCCGACTGTAGGCAAAAAGTCAGAGGTTGACCCACCTTGTATTGTTCCACTGCCTGTGAAAAACGGTGATCCAAAAGTTACTGTCTTGGCAGAAGTTCCAGAGGCTATAGAACTATTAACAGTTTCTGTTCTCCGTTTTACGCTTGCTTCAAAACCAAGTTCTGACACATTGATATTCTGGGCTGGATCATTTGATTCTAATTCGCACCTAAATTTAAATCCTCTTGCTGTATATTCACCATTTGCAAAAGTATTAAATTGAGTAAAGTTTGCCCCATAAGTACAAGAAGTTCCGCTTGATATAGTTGCACTGGCACTAGCTGTAACTGTAAATGTGTTTGCATTTGGAACAGTTTGAATCTCATAATTTCCATCTGTTGCACTACCAGCAGTGAAATCTATAACAACAAAATCTCCTACAGAATACCCATGATCGGTTTTTGTAATAGTAATAGTTGTCCCACTTTGTCCATAAGTAGCTGAAACTGAAGTAGCTGGGTCTATATCAGTTGTTGCAACTAAAAGCTTTGCGTTGACATCATCTGCCTGTGTTCCGTCAAATTCAGTCCATGTATCAATGTTTGCAGTTCTTGAATCAATAAGATCATTTACTAAAAGACCAGATGTAACAAATCTTCTTTTTAATGTGAGGTTAAAGATAGCCCCTAAATCAACTTTATTTTGGAACTCATAAGATCCACTTGAGTTTATGGGGCCAGCAAAGTCAATATTGGATAAATCATCAATATTTTGTGTTATTGAATCCCATAACAAAGTACCGTCTAATAACAAACCATCAAAAGTTGCATCATAAAAAGTATTAACTTTATTACCTTGAAATGGTGGTGAGTCAGTATCTTCTCTTTCTGTAAGGATTACTTGATTTGGTTGTGGGTCTGGTGCTGTAACTATTATACTTGCCGCAGTATTTGACCTGTTTCCAGTGTCATCAATGAACTTGATACTGTAAGTTCCTGTTAATGCTGGTACAAGTGTTTCTGTGATATTTCCAGCTAATTTAGGAATAATTTCTGTAGAGTTTTGAAAAGTCGCTACTGCTGGATCAACAGAGGGTGTATGCCTGACGGATACTGTTCCACCATGCAAAACGTCAACATCTGTTGCTGGATTGAATCTAAGTCTTACAAACTGATCTGAAACAGGCTCTAAAGTTAAACCACTTGGGTCTGCTGGTAAAGCAGTCTTACCAACAGTTGTAAAAGTTGTTGTTGATGGTGTTGTGCTTGGTTCGCGTAAAGCATTATAACTAAATACCCTAATTTCATAAGAACCAAGTTGAGTTTCAAAAATTGTAAAATCTGGTCTTGTTACTCTTTCAGATATAAAGTTTTCATTTTTAAATCTATATTGAACCATATACTCTGTAACACCAGAAACAGGTTGCCATTGTATAAATAATTTAGATACAGCCCGATTATTTAAAACAACAATTTGCTCTGATCCCTGCAAGTTTGAGGGTGAAGGTTTGAGGGCAGTTAAATTAGATATAGTTTTTGTTTGCAAAGTAGAACCATCTTCAACATTTGCATATTTAGATGGATTATGAGCAACAGCTTGTATTTCATATTCGATTTGATTCACTTCTTTTACTGAAAAAACACGAAAAGTTTGTAGTTGTATTGCTGCATTTTCTATAACCCACACAGAGTTTGCTTGAGGAACAGAAGAAAAAGCTGAAGAAACTGTGATTGTAGTTCCAGTAATATCAGAAATTGTTTTTGTTTCAAGAGTGCCATCAGACAAAATAACAGACAGTGTTGCTGAGTCAGATGATGCTAAATCAGTATTATTAGAATCATCTACTACTATTTGTGTTGTCGAGACTCCTGTTTTTATTCTTCCACCTCTTCTAACCCCTGCCCTCATTGGGTCTTGTACAGATATTATTGTACCAACTCTTACTATTGTTCCTGATTCTATAGATGTTTTAAATGAGACAAGTTCAGCTTCATTAGATTGTGTGTACAAAAACCATTTTCCAAGTCTCGCAGCTTGACCTCTGGAAGTTGTAGCAAAGCCTTTTAAATTACGAACAACAATACCGTATTTAGCTTGTAATGCAGTATCTTCAACAGTTTCATAATCAATAGATTGAGTTTCGTTGTCAAAATATCCAACATTAACAACAGTTGCTTTTGTTGATTTACTAGCGTTTGAATATGAAAAACCTTCTGACGTTACATTGCTGAGATTGTAGATATAGCTTGGATCAGTGGGTCTATCTTGAGATATATTTATTACCCCTGCACTATAAAAAGGCATTACTCTCATAACAGATGAAAGATCATTGATAAGCGAATATGCGTCACGCTGGGTATTCAGAACCACGTTAGTTGAGAACCTAGCTTCAGTAGTATTATTTCCTGTCATATCATCAACTTGCTCCGAACAATATACAGAAGCTGCATAAAAACTAAAAACATCTAATTGTGTCGTGTCTATGTGATCTCCAAAACCTTTAGAAGTAGTTAATAAATCGTACAAGATCCAAGCTGGATCACTTGTCCATTCTTTATCAGATTTAAATGTGCCGTTAAAAGTTCCAGAATAAGAGATTGAACCATCAGCCCTGACAGTACCATTATGAGGAATTTTGATGAGAGTTCCTCTTACCCTATACATTCTTGAAGGGACAGCCGAAAATGTTTCAGCATCAAACCGTATTGCTACATGAGCAGAGTTAGCATAAGCTCTAGACTCATTAATAATTTCAGTAAAAGATGACCATTGAAAACTGTCATTTAAAAATGAATCAGTGCTATCATCAGTTGTTCTATTTACTCTAATAGTCACTGGAAAACTTGTACCAGAGGGAAGATTAATTTTGTAATCCCTAAAATACGTACTTGCTGCCCTACCTTTTACAGTGTCTGTAATAACTGTTTGTGTTGTGCCATCATTTTCTATAGTTTGAATTGTAAGAGCTACTTCTGCTCCATTGATATCTCCGTTATCTTCAAATTTTTGTAATTGAGGAAATGCAACTGTAACTCTAACGGCATCAATATTTGTATCTGTTATTGATCTTGAGACAGGAGTATCTTTTGTTACTGTTACACCAACAGCAGTCTCTGATTCAGTTTCAGTGATACCAGCAATGGCGGTTTGATCTGATGTTCCAAATCTAGGTTCAAATCTAATATTTTTAAAATTGAAATCAGTGGCCTCTGGACTTGTCCCAGCCGATTGTTGTAATACTTGTGTTCCGTTAAGGAATACATCTTTGAGGCTGCTTTCGTTGTATTCTGTTGAGCCTTGTGAGCCAGTAGCAGAGGGGAACCCTGATATAACACCTTCTCCAATTAAATCTATTAGAGTTTGAAACTGCTTTGATGCCAGTTGGTCTGCTGGCAAATCAGGTCTTTTTATTCCTAATGCGTCAGTGACAAATCCATAGTCACCAGTTGCAGAACCCATTATGCTGTCCCCTCTACTTGAACTGTATCAATACCAGAACTGATAACAACAGATCCAGTAAACACCTGACCATAAATTATTGGCACTGGAACACCAGCCCTCGAAGTATTAGTGATTGAATTAAAACCAAAATTTGTTTGTACACTTGGGTCATTATCAGACAATGTTTCAGCAGCATTGAAACTTGGCTGTTTTGGGGTCGGTGCAATAATACTTGTAACTCCATCAATAATCATTGAAGTACCTATAGCAGTTAATCCACTAGCAATAATTCCACCTATAGCAGTAGCTCCAAATGCGGTTGCAGCAATAGCACTTCCAGCAAAGCTGGCTCCTGCACCAACAACAAGCGGTACAGCAAATTTAGCACCAACAGCAATAGGAATTATTTTTATATCCCCCTCTCCTTTTAAATCAAGAAGATCCTCTGTTATTTCTAAATGACCCATTTTTATTTTATAAAGCTGATTTGTCATATGATTTTCTACCTCTGGGAAATTAGCAATTAAAAAAGCAAAAGCTTGTCTAGGATTATTAACAGCAACTTCAAAATGTGATTGACCTAAAAATTGCCTAAGTCTTCCATAAACTGTAAGTTTTCTAAGCTGCATATCTAAAAACTTTTTTTGTAGCTTGTATATATCTTAAATCATAAATCTCTCTACAACTTAACTGTTTTATGTTGTGATGAAAAATGGTTTGATTACCAATATACAAAGCAACATGATTAAGTTTTTTTTCTGGACCAACCATTAATAAAACATCATTTTCTTGTATATCATTCTTATCAACTTCAATAAATCCAGAGCCTGTTAATACCTTTTCAAAATATGGGTCATTTGCAAACGCTTTTAAGCTTTTAGGTCTAGGCCAAAATTTTAATTTAATTTGTTTTTTTTCTAAAAAATAGTCTGTTATTAGACTCCAACAATCATGTTTTCCCCAGATCCAAGTTCTTCCAAAAAGTCCAGATTTATAACCATTAGGCTTTATCATATGCCAATCTTTATCCTCAACGCTATAAATATAAAATGGTAAACCTAAATGTTCACAAGATGCTTTGTCAGCGTCAGAAGGTAGTGAAGATCCATATGTATGAGAATGAACTATACCAATAAGCTCACCTTGATCCTCGCACTCAGCCCACGAGTCAGGACACATGACAAAATATTCGTCAGGTGCTTCTGATAGATTCTCACAAGGCCAGAAAGTTTCTTTGCCCTTAATTATGGCTAACAAACCACAAGACTCTTTAGGAAGGCATTGGATAGCATATTCAGCAGCTTTATCTTTCCAAGTCATGTAAAAGTACCAACAGAGGGAAAATCTTTTCTTGTGACTTGTCGTTTTGGCGCGCGAATACCCTCAAGATCAAGAGCAGAAACACATTCAAACTGGACAACATCTCTATTTTCTACAATTTTTTTATCAATGAAATAAATTTCCTGTGGTAATTCTGTTGTGCTTGATGGAGTGCCAAATGGATTTTGATTTGATGGAAAGTTTGCAGCGTCTAAAAACTGAGCCATTGTTCTGTGTCTGATTAATTTAGCACCCTGTAGATCATTGAATGGTGTTGTTGCATTTGCTGTTGCCATCAATGCTGTTATCGTTCCCAAAACGTTTGAAACTGTTAAAGTTGGTCTTGGTAAAGTCCCACGACCTACATACTCAAAACCCTCGGCTATTACTGGAAATTTTGTATATGTATTACCTTGCCAGATAATATTTGCATTGCTATTCATACCAACACCAGAGTGAAACCTAGTTACATCAGTCGAACCATGAAGTGCAGAAACTAAAGTTATCGAATAAAGCTCAATAATTGATTTATTTGATAATGACTGTAGTTCTGCTGTAGGTATTGCCATTATGGTTCAAAAACTTCTCTAAAAGTACAGTTTAAAGTTGCTCTGTTATTGTAAGGTATTGATTTAGTCCATGATTGACAAACATATTTACCAGCACCAGACAAAGTGACAGAAACATTACCGCTATTTGTACCAGATGAAGCTGCTGTGACAGTAAAGGTGTCTACTGTGGGAGTTGTAGCAATAACAAAATCTCCGTCAGTTGCAGAGCCAGATGTATAGTCAATAGTAACAACATCACCAATAGCAAGACCATGATTTGTAATAGTTATAGTCACTGTGGCACTACTTGATTGTGAATAAGTGCCTGTTTGTGTGCTTCCCTCTGCTGGTGGGGTAAATGTGAAGCTTGCCTGATCGTTTACACGACTACGCAAAAATCCCTCTATTACGTCAGCTTCAGTTTCAGATACATTAAAAGTCAAATCATATACTTTAGGGTCTTGAGTCAAAGGTAAGCCAAACAAGGCTCTAAACTCATAACCATCACCGAAAGAAGTTGTCCTTATTCTCGGTGAACTTGTTTTTCTCATTCCGTAAGTCGGACTGATTGAAGGAAAAGTTGCCATTTATTTAGTAAGTAAACCTCCAGCGCGTTTTTCTTTAATTAGCTGTGCTTGTACAGCCTGACCAATAAGTTGTCCAAGTTGGTTTGCATCAGCAGAGTTACCCGACACTGACGAGCCAGAGGCATCTACGTTTACAGTCACTAAATTGGTAGTAGTGCCGCCACCTTTACCAATAGCACTGTTTGGAATTATATTGCCACCTTTTGAACCCATTTGCAAAATCTCAGGGCCTCTTTCTCCAACAACATAAGCACCACCAGC